TCGCTCGCCATTGGACCGATGCTGATGGCCGATTCCACGAAGACTACGATGATTTTGAACTTTCATCATGGGGACAGGTGGCTGAGAAATTTCTCGAAATCGAGAATGGCGCGCTGGTGCGTGTCAAGGGCCGTGTGAAGGTTGAGAAGTGGTCGGAAGGTGGCGATACGAAAAGTGCGGTTCGAATCGCTGCGGAGCAGATAACCGTGCTGTGTTACTAATCCAATGAAAGCAAACAACAAACCCATCGTAGCCGTAGATCCTGGCGTCAGCGGAGGATTCGCGGTCAATACACCGGACGGCATTATCCTGCTGTCCATGCCGGAATCGCTGCCTGAAATCTGCGCGCTGATCAATCAGCTAAAGACGGCCAATGCAGAGTTATGGATCGAGGAACTTCCACTGTTCGTGTCTCCCAAGACGAAAAGCTCGTCGATGGCGACACTTCACAGAAACCTTGGTCGAGTTGAGGCTGCTGCATACGCATACGGATACGCTCTTCACAGAGCAGCTCCAAAAGTGTGGCAGGCTCCTCTAGGACTCGGCGGGAAAGCATCGTGCAAAGATCATTCGGAATGGAAAAGAAAGCTCAAGGCGAAGGCGCAGGAATTGTACCCCCATCTGGACGTAACCCTGAAGAACTGCGACGCGCTTCTGATCCTTCACTATGCCCTAGGAGGTGGCAGATGATCCGCAGATCGAGCCGTCCTCCATCATCGGACGAAATCAGACAGCTCCTCATCGCCGCGTTCTGCGCTGGCATGGTCATCACCGCCGCATACTTCATTCTCTTCGTCGTCAAATGAGCGAGCCTACCAAACCTCTTGCAGAGGAAACCGACATCGAAACCCTGCGCCATGCCATCGAGGAATACCAATGGTTGGCCAAGGTTCTCTTCAAATCTCTCGGATGCGGATGCAACGCAGGGCATGACCTGTGCTGGAACTGCACCCAAGCTGAGCGACACTACAAACAAACAATCGAGATATACAAATGAGCATGAACAAAGTAACGACAGTCCGAGTGGCAGACGCAGACGAATCGACCCCAAGGATCGACTTCGCCTACATCGACCGAAAGTACAAGGAATGGTTGATCCGCCGTGGATTCGCCAACGAAATCGGAACCGAAATGGGAATGCGCCGAGCAGGCGGACGACGCGGCAAACGAATCGAACCTGATGAAATCTGAAATCACGCGACAACAGTTGTTGAAGGAAGCCCCTCAGTTGATCGAGTATGCACTTCTTCGCGGTTGGATGAGCAGGCCGAAGCCCCAGCAAAACGTGGATGAAGTCTGGCATTCGAGCGGTTCAGGCCATCTCGACGATGCTTCCGAAGATGAGATACAAGAACTTAGGAAACAGCTCGGTGCAGGTTGAACTCCTCTCCGACGACGTAGAGATACGAATCGGAGAAACCAAGTGGCAAGGCGTGGCCTACATGCGTGAGGGAAAGCGAAAGGTCTACGTTCGAACTAAGGCTGAATTCAATGCCAAGTTCGCGCTGATAGATGCGAAGCCCTAGCCATTACATCGCCGCACAAGAGCAGCTCTTTGCGAAGTTCAAGTCTCGCTCCATACCCATCCAACAATGGAGCAAGTACCTGATGACTCCCAAAGAGCTGTCTCTCCTTTTTCAGAAATTAGAGAAATCAAATTCTGTTCTTCAGGAAATCGCCAAGACTGACCTTGGCAGGTCCGGGGAACTCGCGAGAAAACAACTTGGAATCGAATGAGCAATTCAAATATCGACCGTGCGCGAGCATGGCTTCGAAACACCCCCGGAGCCGTTAGCGGTCAGGGAGGTCATAACACAACCTTCGCAGTAGCTACCGCTCTAGTTCATGGCTTCGAGCTATCACGCTCCGATGCGGAGATGCTGCTGAGCGAGTACAACGCGAAGTGCGTTCCGCCGTGGAAGCCGAACGAATTGGCCCACAAGGTCAATCAGGCGATGACCGTGACGCACGACAAGCCGAAGGGATGGCTTCTCTCAGCACAAAGCGGAACGCCGGTATCCACGACCGGCAAGTTCATCGTTCAAAAGATCCAAGCAATTCCGCAACCGGAATGCCGATTTACAACCATCGACTTTCTCAAAGCCTGCTTCGAGCCGGATGAAGTTGTCTGCATCTGCAATGACATCATCTGCGACGAGGAGGGTAAGGGTAGGCCAGCGTCCAAGGGTACGTTCCTCAAGCGCGACGAATGGATTGAGAAGCATTTCACGCCGCCCATAAGTTCCATGTGGAACGGTCCTGATAGCCGTGGCGCGTATGTGCGGGTCAACCCGTGCTTGGATGAGACAGGTTCGGATTCCGGCGTGTCAGCCTTCCGCCATGTGCTGGTCGAGATGGATGACAAGACGAAGGACGAGCAATGGACGATCCTGAAGGAGTCCAAGCTGCCACTCTCTGTCGTCATCGATTCCGGCGGCAAGAGTCTGCACGGATGGGTGCGCGTTGAAGCGGCGAACAAGGAGGAATGGAACGAGCGTCGTGATGTCGTCTATCGCCATCTGGAAGCGTTGGGCATCGATCCGAAGAACAAGAACGCGAGCAGGTTCTCTCGTCTTGCCGGTGTGATGCGCGATGGCAAGGAGCAGAGGCTTGTCGCCATCAATGTGGGCGTCGTGAACTGGGATGCGTTCACGGACTATCTGGAGTCCCAGGACATGCCTCAGGAGTTCACGCTCCAGAGCATCATCGACTACGATCCTGAGAACGACCCTGACAACCTGATTGGTGACAGATGGATTCGGCGCGGTTCATCGGTCCTCTTTGTCGGTCAGAGCGGATGCGGCAAAAGCTCGATGGCGTTCTATCAAGGACTGAGGTGGGCCATAGGTTCAGATTGGTTCGGATGTCAGCCGGTACGACCGCTCAAGGTGGCCTACGTTCAAGCTGAGAACGACATCGCCGATCAGCATGATGCACTGAAAGGAGCCGCGCAGATGGTCTTCGGAAGCGATTGGCAGAACGGATTGCGCCGTGCGGACATGCTCTTCTTCAGAGAGGCAGTTCGAACCGGCGTGGAGTTCACGACCATGCTGCGCCGTCTTATTCGAAAAACGAAAGTAGACATTGTCTATATCGACCCTCTGCTCTCCTACATCGGCGGAAATCCATCGGACATCGAGGTCTGCGCGAACTTCACGCGACATCTGCTCCAGCCGATTATGATGGAGACAGGAGTCGTCATCGTGCTGGTTCATCACTTCCCCAAGCCGAAGGGTAAGGACGAAAAACCGGAGAGCGTGGCAGACATGGCCTACTCAGGATTCGGAAGCTCCGACCTGACCAACTGGGCGAGAGAGGTAATTGTCCTGAAGGAAGTTGGATTCAATCAGCCGCGACGCTTCATGCTCGGAATGGCGAAGCGCGGAGATAGGTCAGGACTGAAGGATAAAAACGGAAACAAAACCGGCTCTATCGTCATTCAACGAGGAGTCGGAACGATATCCTGGGACTACGCACCGCCTGAGCAGTTTGTAGTCGATAAGGCGGCGGCTACGACGAAGAAGCCGTGGGGCGGACGACCTAGGCGTTAGCCTTCTCGCGTTCAGCGCGGCGACGGCCTTTGGCGGCGAGCGATTGGAACTTCGCCTTGCCGTATTTTTTGCGTCCGATTGCGGCACTTAATGCCGCCGGATCTTTGACGCCCTTCTTCTCAAGCTCGCCAACGAGCTTCTCATACCGTCCGCCACCACCAAGTTTCATCTTGTCCATATCAGTTAGAATGAGTTTTAACTACAAAATTACCAAGCCTTGCAGGACCAGAACTTAGGCGTCGTCTTGTCCTTTGCACTCGCGCAGTTATGCCGCGCGCGGAAGTTCTTACGACGCTCAGGATTGTCGCGCTTGATTTCCATGTTCGGGTCGCCGAAGCGAACCTTGATGACGTTGCCGCTGTCGTTCTTGACGTAGACAGCACTCTTCTTCCGCTCACCCGGAGTGTAGAACGGCTTGTTGAGCGTCACCTTCTTTCCCTGGTAGACGTTACCTTTCTTGGAGAGGGAGGTTTTCATGGAAGTTCGTTTTCAGCCTCAACCGCTTGCTTGTACTCCTCTGAGTTCTTTCCAAATTCTTGACGCAAAGACTGTGAAAGTTGATTTGCCGCGCTAACCAAAGAAGCTGCCTCGACATCTTTGACTGGCGTCATGGCCAACTTTCGAAGCTCTGGAGACGACAACATTTTTGCCGCAAAACGATACCGAACTTCACTCTTCGAATTCCATAGCCGAGATAAGAAAGCAAGCGTGGCTGGAACTGTTCCCTGAGCTACATTGCCGCCTTGGTATCCAACCAAAAGATAGTTGATCAGCCCACGATTCACATCAGATGCTGACTTTGCTGGGACTGGCATGTCAGCAATAGCTTTCGCAACTTTTTCAAGTTCTTGTCTTCCAGTAGGGCCTAGAAGTGTATTTGCTGTTTCAAAGAATGGACTGGCAGCTCGGCCTGCGGTTGCCGGTCCTGCCGGAACTCCTGAAGACACAAGATTGAGAAGTTTTTGGCCATCAATCACATCTCCGGTTTTCGATTGCTGAAGAAGATCGTCGATGAAAAGAGACTGAACATCTCGAAGTACATCTGGTTTTCTTGACGACAACCTAGAAACAACATTTGCAATCTTTGGCTGATTTACCGGATCAGAAACGAATTTTGCGATGTCAAACGCATCTCTATCCACAACCTTGTCGAGTCCAAGTTTTGAAAGCTCAGACTTAACGCGGACATCTTCTTGAACTGCTTTTTGTGCAAGTTGCTGGAGAGTGTTTTTATCGGTCGTTCCAAGCATTTGCTCTACAAAACGCGGGTCAGCATTGACTGATGCTAAATATCCTTCCGGTGATTTTACAGCAGTCCTAATATCTCCAAGTCGAGATTCCGAAATGAATGCGTTTCTGATGTTTGCGTAGTTTGGGAAAAGCCTGTTTCTAACAGGCTCTGGGAGTCCGTTAATCGTTTCAAACATCCTCCCTACGTTGATTCCAGCACCTTTTCTACCAGCTTGAGATGCTGTGCTAACGATTGCCTCCTTAACCAAATCAATCCCCTTTTGTGCATTTGAAGATCCAAGAAGATCGGTCAATAGACCAAGATTGGTTTCAGCGTTAGATCCGGTAAGCCGCGAAATGATGGCTTCTCCAGAAAGACCGCCACCTTCTCCAACCTCCTTCAGAATCCCGTCGCTCAAATTACCCCTAAAACGACTGATATTTTGAGCGTAATTTTGGTTTGCTGCGCCAAGTGCTTTCTGAAGAGCTGGAGTCTGAGAGACAGCACTGTCGATCTGATTTGCAGCAATTTCTGCTAACTGCGCTTTAGTGCGAACATCGACGCCAGGAAGAACGCCAGCCTGCCTGATTTGCTTTGAAAGATTTGATGCCAAGTTCCTCGCTTCCTCAAGGCTTGCTGTGTTCAGCAAATCTTCTGCGGCAGCAAGTGTGGCGCGCTGTCCGGCAGGTGCCGCAATAACAGAAATGTTTCCTCCAGCAGTTTTGGCGAGGTTCAGTCCTGTGGAATTTGCAAAGTCAATGAGTGGCTGAAGATCCACAAGAGTCTGTGAATACTCGGGCAGCTTCTTGGCATCTGAATAAGCCTTGTTCCACGAAGTCCTTGCCGTCTCCAGCGAGTTTTCAGCAAGTTCTTTCAGGTCATCTCCAATCGAGGCAAGACTGCGCCCGGGTGCAAAAAAAGATTTTCCAACCTGACGAATACGCTGTTCTGCATTGTTTACAGAGTTTGCCGCTCTATTGGAAAAGTTTTGGACCGCCATCTCGGCTTGCTTCCCAAGACCTTGACGTTGCGGATCGAGAACATCGAAAACCTGACGGCTAATTTCTTGTGGAGTCCTGTTTCCGCGAGGCGTATTTGCTGCTCGATGAAGAGCTAGCTCATAGAGTTGGCCCATTGTTTCAGGGTCAGGTTCTGCCCCTTCTAAAGCCATTCTCTTTGAAATAGCCTGAGAATCTATCGCTCCTGCTAAAGAAATCGGAACCTGCTGTCCAGTTGCAGTTTCAATAGTCTGAACTGACCTCAGCATTTTAAGCTGATCAGAGGTCAGATCAACCGGCCTGAACAAGTTGGCTACAGTCTCCTTGATGAGTGGCAGTTTTCCGCCTAACGCCTTTGCACCAGCCATTACGACTCTCATTGGTTCACCAATGACAGGTCCAAGTGCTGTTCCTATTGCAGTTTCTTTAGCAACTTCTCCAACTGCTTCAGCGGGTTCTCCTTTGGCAACAAGTTCTGCGGCTTTTGGAATTGCACTAGCAGCTCCTCCGGTTGCCCCAAGAGTAGCCTGCGCGCCGGTTCTCTGAAGAAGTTTTCCAGCCATTGCCGCACGGGCCAAAGCTGGAACTCTTGCGGCAAGCATTTCTGGCGCAGCAAACCCAAGCGCAACTGATGCGGCACCTTCAGGAACAGTCTCATCAAACATTGACGGTGCGCCAGCAGCAGCAAGACGAGCCTCCTCTTGCTGCATTGCTTCACCCATCCGAGCAGCGTCGCTCATCGTCGCTTGCCTGATCTGCTCTGGAGAAAGAGCAGAAACAAGCCCCTGCTCTTCACGCCGTCGCATTTCGCCAATCGTGGCCGACTTCTGCACCGCCTGATTTAATTGAGCGGTTGAGCCAACAACGGCAGCAGCTTCAATTTGAGAAACTGAAGGTTGAGCTGGAATGGCATTGCTTGATGCCGTTCGCCGAGCGACTTCTGCTTTAAGGCTCTGAAGAAGCTCAGATTCTTGTTGGGAAAGTGGCATAAATTATTGCTTCGCTTCTAGCTCTTGGATTAACCGCTGCATTTCCTGAAGGCTCATAGACTCTGTGGACTGAGCATTCGACTGAAACGGAACCGCAGGAACGGAATATGCAGCAGTGGTTCTAGTTCCAAATGGGGTTGTAGACCATCGTTCGTAGAATGACGGAAGAGACTTGTCGATATTTCGACCAATCGTCCCACGCGCACTTCGCTCAATCCGTTTCCTAAACTGATCGAGCTTGATAAGAGAGTTTTTGTCGAACGATCCACCGATTTCTTGAGTGATTCGCTTACCTTCGCTTTCAGTGACGTTCAGCCCAGATGTAGTTCTTGCGGTTCGATTAACAACACCCATGAAGTCAGCCAACAACTCCAAAGCGTCTTGGCGGACAGGATCTTTCTCAGTCTGAACAAGAGAGCGAATCTTGATTTCAGTTGTTGGTATCGCTCCAAGAAAATCAGTAAACTTTCTGCCGGGATAACGGGATTCAAATTCGGCGATTCCGTCTTGAAGAGAATCAATCGTTTCCATGACAGCAAATTCATCCTCCAACTTTGTCGCTGTCTTAGCTTCAAGCGGCTTGAGCCGTCCGCCGCCGCCGATAAATGTCTGCCTTAACTCAGCTTCTTTAGCTGGAGAAAGCTCTTGGCCTGATGCTTTGGCCTTTGCTTTTGCAGCTTCAATGAACAAATCGGTGTTTTTCCCGACCGCACCCATCTTTGATTTTTCTCCAGCTTCAGCAGCCAAAAGAGCCTGAGGTGCAATTTCTTGAGGAATCTGCCCAGCATCAATCATGCTTTGAACAGTGTCTTTGCCGAGGCGAGCAAATGAACTCAGTTTTGAGGCTTTTCCAAGCTGCTCTTCTTCAGACTTCTTCTGTGCAATCAGGCCGTCATCAATGACATATTTTCCGTCAGAAGTGCGCGTCAGGGCATTGTACTTTCTAGCCTCAGCTATTCTTCCTGCTTCAAGCTGATCAGTGAACGATGCTAACTTTGCCTGCTCTTTGATGAGTTTTGCACGAGCAGAATACGGCTCCAATCCGTTGATGATCTGAGTCGCTTGCTGATTGAACTGCTTTGATTTGAAACGAGGAAGTGCAGGCATTGCACCATCCTCCGTAGCGTTGTTTAGAAAGTCGGCCACCTGTTGGTTGAACGCCTGAAAAGCATCATACTCCGCAGTTTGAGCCTCTTGCTCCGCCAACGCCTGAGCATAAGCGTTCGACTGGATCTTGTTCTGAAGATCGAACTGCCGCTGACGCATTACCTGTTCAGCAGCGTTCATCTGCATCTGCTCCATCATACGAGCCTGCGTCTGCGCGCGGTCGAACAGCGACGCGCCTAGCTGAAATGCTTGAAGAGATTGGTCGGCCATAAGATCAAGGAGTTCCACCGAATCCAACTGAAGGTGCTGTCAAAGAAGGCGGCGGTGCCATCAAATTTGGAGCCTCAATTTGAGGCATTCTTCCCGACATCGCTGAATAGTCCTGCATTAACGCTTTTGACAATCCATACTGCGTCAGCGCGCCTCCAACCGTTCCGCCGAATCCGGTAAATGCAGTCTGAGCCGCTTGCTGCATCGGAGAAGGAGCGGCAGCAACCTGAGCGGCAGTCAAGTCACGACCGTACATTCTGGCCTGCTGTTCCTGAATCGCTCCAATGCGCTGCGCTGGCGTGATGAACATGCTGCTCACCGAGAACGGCTGAACCATACCAAACGCTCGCTGCTGCTGGATGAAGTTCTGCGCCTGAGCAAGACCCTGATTCTGAATCTGCATGCCGGTCAGACCTAAATCGCGAGCGGTCAGCGCACGGCCAAATCCAGATCCTGCGCCGAATCCACCAGACAAAGCGCGTCCAGCGGTCGAACGCTGAACCTGAGCGGAGACTTCAGGCGAGATTTCGCCGCGAAGAGAAGCGGCAATGTTCTGCCCAGCCTGAGAAACAAGCTGGTCATAACCAGGAATCGCACGACGAAGCTGTGTCTCAAGCTGAGACTGTTCAGCGGCGGTCGTCTTTCTGGCCAACTCGGTAGCAGGCTCAAGCGACGCGATGTTCTGCTGAATCGCCTGCTGCTGCTCCTTGGCGAAATCAATCGGCTTCAGCTCAGGAACCTTCGGCTTCTTTCCACCGAACAGCCCACCAAACAAACTTCCAAGGCCGGAGATTGCCGCTCCGCCCAAAATTGCCGTTCCCGGGTCGATCATAAATTATCCTTTTGGTTCAGAACCATTGCGAGAATCCACCGCCATTTAATCCTACACCGACCATGCGTATCGTCGCGACAGCATCGCCTAGGTACTGCATCGTCTGCTCCTGCACAGCTTGAATGGCTTTAGCTTCGTAGGCCACTGCTTCCTGAATCAAATCGTTCTCCTCCTTGCGAATCGCCATGACCATCAGCTTGATGGCATCAGGACACGGAGGAATAAGGTAGTCGTTGACGCTCGTCGCGTTGATATGGCGCATCTTCGCCATGACCGTCACCGGCTTATCCTCGTCGTTGTGGCAACGGTCGGTCAGCAGGCTCCGACGGTACTGCGGCAAAGTTTCATCAGGGTCGTAAACTGCCAGATCGAGTTCGGACAACGCAGTCGCATCGTACTCATACAGTCGGCTTGCGGTGTTCGTCGCCTCGCGAATTACGCCGGTAAGCTGAGTAAATTTCTTGGTGGACTGAACGTACGGCAAAGCGAGCGTCAGCTTCTCTCCGTCAATCCATGCGCCACCGGACTGCGTTCGAATCCACTGACCATTCTGATCGACTCCTTGCAGGGTGATGGTCTTGCCGACATCCGAAGCGTCACCAGGGTAGACTCGAATGTAGCTGTTAAGACCACCAGACATGTCGCGGTAAGAGACGACAGTCCCACGGTCAATAAGCTGCTTACCGACGCAAGCGTCTCCTGAGTTGAGCAGTCCATAGCCGGTTTCCTGAAACTCGAACCATTGATTGCGGACGGTTCCAACTCCGCAGCAATCGGCGACAGACTCGATGGTTTCGATCTGGCGCGGCCAAGTGATGCATCCGCCGACCGTATGAATCGTGAACCGCCCATACGCACCAGCCCACAACCCCTTGTGTAGAAGCCTTCGACACGCTTGGTTGATGTAGTCGTAAACGCGCTGATCATCGACACATACGCCGATGACCCGAGCGATAGTCGAGCGGATGTCCTGAACGATCAGCTTCATTTGGTGTAGTATTCTCGGATGGTTCGCTTGATGAAGTACACACCGTAAAACGGCGGAAGATTGTTATGACCGATGGCGTTTTGGCTGTCGTTGCCAGTCTTGTCCGCGTTGGTCGTTCCAACCTCACCAGTCGTCACGCTCGGACCCGCTCCCCCGCCACCCGTTCCAGCAGCACCCTGAATAATCTTGGTGGGATAAGATCCGAGGCCGGACCAAGTTTTCCCGACAAGGTAGTAGTCGTCGTTGTTGGGGATAGCCAACTGAGCGACGCCATGCGTGTGTTCGTTGAACGGAGTTTCCGCAACGATAAGCGTGTGCTTGTCCTCGCCGACAACAGATGTGGTCGTTGAGGTTCCATTGACATTCACCGTGCCGCTCGCCGCAAACGCTCCAACGCCAACTGGGAATCGAGCCGCAAAAGCAGGGTCAATCTCCCACATTGGACCGCTCATAATGGCAGCGGTAGCGGTTCCGTCGCCACCGTCGTAGCTCAAAATATCTGCGGCAGGCCCAACAAAAATGCGACGCTCGGAGCTGTTTGGTGCAACCGGATGCTGTCTCGCCCAGTACCCATTAACACGCACCCACCAGTTACCCTTCTCGTCTAGCCACGGATAAACCTGATTGTTAAGCGCGGGGGTGGTCGATCCAAAGTTAAAGAACGAGTTTCCAATCGAGCTGTTGAACGTCGCTTGAGTGCCGCTGATGATGTCGTTGGCCAACGTCTGGTAATTCAACGGACAATATCCAACCGGCAGACTCGGCGGAGTAAGAGTGATGAGCGTAAGGTTTGGCATAATCGTTAGGCTATTCTGACGTATAGGTCAGCGGGTTAATATCGCAGACATCAAGCGGTGTGCAGGCAGGGAAGACCGTCCGACACTCTCCAACACTCGACTCCTGAATGTCGTAGGCGTGAACCCGAAGACTCTTGATCCGGCAATACCCGATGATGTTCATCATAACCTGAACCTCGTAAAGATTCCGAGCGGGGGTGCTGATCGTCGCGTTGCACGGCGCATCCGATGGAGTCGGAAAACGCATCTTAGGCCGGTACTGCGGCTTGAAGTTCGTAATCGGACAAAGATCAAAGCACTGCGTAACAGTCGCGCATTCGGCGAAGTCAATCCACTCGATCCAACCGGGATACTGGTCAGGTCGATAGGTGACATTGAACGAGACATCGCCTTCCAACCTGTCGATGAACAAGTCGCCGGAATCGAGCCGCTTCAGACCGAACGGAACCTCGAAGTTGTAGGCGCGGGTCTGCACCTGCCACTCGATTTCCTTCTTGGGAATCTCGCTCAAGTTCATGTCGAACTTTTCGGACTTGGTGATTTCCCAAATCTGAATCGAGTCATCCGATCCGCGAGCGATTGCGAAGCAGTTGTCCCCGTAAGCGTTCTCGGTCTTGACGAGCTGCAAGATGTTCAGGCCGGTCCAGATGCCAGCCCATGCTGGAGGAGCTTTCTTCCGCATCGAGGTGACAAGCTCCATATCCAGAACAGATATGGCCTTATGAATCACACCCTCAGAATTGAATCGAGGCTGAGAAGTCATCAGCACCCGATTGTCGAAGACAACCGCTGAACTGGCCCACAAGAGACTCGACTGATCGTTCTCAACGATGGGCGTCATCTCCCCGCTGATAGGTGTGTTGCCCCAATCACTGAACGACCGGCGAGCGATGATGAACGAGCGGATGCCGTCGATAGCTCGGTAGAAGACATCGCCATTGACGGTAATGGCCGACCGTGCGCCCAACGCACCGCTGGTCAGCAAGCTGATAGCCTGAATCGGATAGTTCAGGTTCTTCCAGACATCGCGGTCTACAGGGGCTTGGACGCTGAAAACATATCGAGGCGTGAAGACAAGAAGCGGTCCTTGACCAAGCGACGTATCTGGGTCGCCGGGGACGGCCATCGCTGTGATGCCTCCTGAATCCGACGGAACCGAAAAGTCTCCGCCTTCATTAAGGAAGGTGTTCTCGGTTTCTTTGAGAACACTGGCTCGCGTACCGTCTCCATAAACAATGTCGGTAGCTCGGAATGAAAATCCGTTCGGAAGCGCGTACCAGATACGGCCATTGACGTAGGCCATAACTCTGCCGGTCTTAATCTCGTCGTCCTTAGCTCGGCGCAGGCTTGTTCCGTTAAAGATCAGCGGCTTACTAAACCCATCCTGAATGACGACGAAGTTCTCCGCCTGAACCATCCAGCCATCGAGCAGGTTGGAAGGATTCTCTAGGTCGGGAGAGGTTGTGAGGTTCTGAGCGTTATTTTGAGCGCAGTTGTAAAGCCACACTTTACCACTGATCATCAGCAGGATGAACGTGCGTCCATCGTCCGAGATGTAGGGTAGAGCGCATTGGAACGTGCCGGTTAGACCCTGAGGACCGTAGCATTCCTCTGACCACCCATCCGCCGTCACGTTCGTTTGGTCAGCGGTAATCTCGGCGTTATCAGCGGTGACTGTGACACAGAGGTCGTAGTCCTTCTGAATAAAGCCGGGGCGAGGCGAGATGAAACCCTCGCGGAAGTTGGCATTGACGGCGAACGCAACCTGATTCTTGTCCACTTCGGAAGGCATCACGCCAGCATCAATACCACCATCGAAGGTGACAGATCCGTCCGTGTACCTGCGTGGTGCGCGTTCGCTCATGGTTTAAGCCTGAATCCGCTGGACAGAGAATGAGGAACCTTGATCGACGTAAAGGTTATGGTCTGTGCCAACCAATACCTCGTAATAATCAGTTAGAGCTGATGCTTGATCAATGTAAACCAATGATATTGGGTGATACCCACTGCTTGTCACATTGAATGACCTAGAAGCCAAAACGTCAGAGCCATTTTTTCTGATAAAAACAGTGACAGTTGCGGTTGTTGATACCGCATCAAGATTGAAATAGGCGTCTATTCTGTAGTATCCGGTGTAAGGAACGGTAAAACGTCCACTTGATGCCGTGAATCCAGAAGCTGAATCAAGGCCAGCATAAGATGCCGTCGTGTAAACAGATGTGCTGTACGGATTGCTTGCTGAAGTTGGGCTGACGTTCGGTGCATTTGCCGCCCCAAGACCAGTCACCCTCCGCGTAAACGTGACGTAGTTGAACGGAACGATTGAAGGCGCGGACAGCGTGATGTTTCCAGTCGAATTCGTGACGACAATCGGAGCTGTTCCGACGATTTCCTTCTGGAGATAGGTGGTTCCATCGCCCACCGGAATCTTGTTTGCTGGGGCGGTTGTCAGGTTGGTTCCACCTTTAGCAATCGGCAACGTGCCGCTGATGTCGCCAACCGGAACCGTCGCCACCGTCGAGACGACGCCAGCACCGCCAGATCCGGCGGTCTTCATGTAACCGGCAGCAAGCGAATCAAGAGCTGTCTCGTTCGTTAGAGTTCCATCCGCTGTTCGACAAATGTAGGAAGCCCCAACCGGCGCACCGCCAGAAACACCCGCAGCACCCGTAGGACCAATCGCTCCAGCTAGCGTGATGAGCGAACCGGGAGGAATCAGCGTAGTCGGAACCGCATTGGCAATGCCGAGAACGCCGGGAGCGGGGTTTTGAAGCGTTAGCTGCAAGCCGTCAACCGACAGAACCTGCATGTACCCAAGACCCTGAATCGAAACGAAAAACTGTCCGGCGACTGATTCGGGAAGAAACTCGGTGTTATCGACGAAAACAAGAACACTCGAACCAAGCGCAGGAACAAAAAACGCAGCCGTCGTGTAGGTAAACGAATCAATTCCGTTCGTGCCATTGGTGCCGTTTGTACCCGCTGCCCCTTGAGGACCGGGGATATTCACGACTACCGGCTCGGAGTCGCAAGGCTGGCAACAGCCGGATGAAGAAACAAGTTGCGACGGCATATTTTTCCTTTCGCACAACCTCAAGTCCAACGACAACTAATGCAAGGCCAAACTATGGCAGAGCAAGTGTCTGAGAATCCACTGATCGACCACAAGTACGGAATACGTTCTCCCGTCAAGATTCCCGATCTTGAACTGGAGCTGTACGCTTTCCGCAATCGACTCCAACCAAACGAGGGTGGACTAGGTACTTTCGAACATTTTCAGAATGCGACGAAAATGCTCTGGCCGAAGATGAGCTGGAACCCGTGGCTTGAAGCTCAAGTCGAAAGCCTCTGTGAGCATGACTACGTTGGATGGGCGGGATGCGGAGCGAGCGGAAAGACCTTTGGCGCAACGCTTTTTGCGACGGTCTGGTGGTTGGCCAACCCTGCCAAGTCAACGGTTGTCCTGACATCGACGACCGCGAAGATGATCCGAAAGCGTATGTGGGCCAATCTTCAGGATCTTGTTCGGAAATCGCGAGGATTCCCCGGCAACATGGTCGATTCGAAGATGGCGTTACAGGCTGTCAAAGGTGACGACCGGCACTCTATTTCAGCTATCGCCGTCGCCGAAGGTAACACCTCGAAGGCGGTGGCCAACATTCAGGGTATTCATGCGGAACGCGTGATGGTCATTATCGACGAAGCAACGGATACGCCTGAAGCAGCGTTCGAGGCTTGCACGAACCTCTCCAAGGGTTGCCGTGAGTTCAAGATGCTGGTCATTGGGAATCCGGCATCAAAGTTCGATCCGCACGGCAGATTCTGCACACCGGCAAAAGGATGGCGCAGCGTCACGATTGAAGATCAGCATTGGCTAACGGAACGCGGTATGTGCCGACGTTTCGACGGCATGAAGTCGCCGAACATCACTGAGGGGCGAACGAAGTACCCATATCTCATCACCCAAGATCAGGTCTTGTCAGCGATGCGCCATGAGGGCGAGCAGAGTCCTACGTTCTGGAAGTACACACGCGGATTCTGGAGTCCTGACGGCATGGTCAAGACGGTGCTGTCTGAGTCGCTTATCGAAACGCACACACCTACAAAAAATTTGGTGTTTACTACAAACGTCCAAATTGTTGCCGGTCTTGATCCGGGTTTTGGCGGCGATAGATGCGTCCTTCGCTTTGCCAAGGTTGGCACCGCTAACGACAAGCTGAGCATTCTCTTTCAGGACATCATCCAGATATCACCGAACGCACAGCTCACCGAGCCGGTCCATTACCAGATAGCCAATCGAGTTAAAGAGGAATGCAACAAGCGCGGCGTTCCACCGGACAAGTTCGCTCTCGATTCAAGCGGTGAGGGTGGCGGTCTTGCGGACATTCTAACCCGCGAATGGGGTGTGGTTCATCGCGTTGAGTTCGGCGGCTCTCCATCGACCATTCCGGTCAGCGACGAGGATAGTAGGCCATGCAATGAGGCTTACGACCGCAAGGTGACAGAACTCTGGTTCTCGATGCGTAAATGGGTTGTCGAGGAGCGGGTCGGCGGCATGGACATCGAGACATTGCAGGAGTTCTGTGCGCGAATGTTCGACGATGGGAAGCGTAAGATATCCGTCGAATCGAAGACTGTGATGAAGCAAAGAACTGGCAAATCGCCTGACTTGGCCGACGCTGCTGTAGTCCTGCTTGATCTGGTGCGTAAAACCGCCTCCTTTGAACCGCGAGCAACAAAAGCTGACAAGGTATGGGAAAAGCTGGTGAGGGACGCAGACTCCATTTACTACGACGGGGACGTATGAGCGGCTACAAGATTCTCAATGAACACAATGTAATCCCTGGCGGATGGAACTACCGCGTTCCTGAAACCGGAATCGAGATACCCGCCGGTTCATTGCCGCAGCTCCGCGAGTTCGTCCGAAACCATTACGCCGCCAACGCGGTAAAAGTTCCAGACAACCTCGACATCTTAATCACTGAGTATCAGTGCCGTAACGGTGCTGATTGTTCCTACGACGAAATTGAGATTCCTAAGCCAAAAGGTTTGAAATCTCTTCAGATCGGAGACGTTATCCGCTTCAGCATGAGCCTGATTCATGGGCTGACCGTTGGCGGCGGTAAGGTGGATCAGGCGGAAGCGATTCGAAGGGCGAGCATTTGCGCTGGATGTCAGTTCAACCGAAAGCCGCTTGGATGCACCGGATGTAACGCTCGCGTCCTCAAAGAGGCTGTTAGAACGCTTTCTCAACACGGAACAACGCCACTAGACGACCAGCTTCAAAGCTGTGAATTTTGTGGTTGCTTCATCAGAAGCATGGTGTGGTTTCCCATTGAAACACTCCATAAATTTACGGACGCTACAGAGAACGCAAACTTGCCAGCTCACTGCTGGAAAAAACGACCATGTACGGAAACCTAGCCCAACTGCCGCTCGAAACCATTAACGAGGAGGGTAAAGCTCCCGAAACTCGTATTGCCGACGCGGCATCGGCTCGCGAGATATTTCAGAAGCTCATCATGGCCGACGAGCTTCGGAACAGCACCCGCGCAAAGCTCCGTGGTCTTGTTGACGGCAATCCTCCGTACAATCCGGCGGAGCTTCGTCGCAATAACCAAGCGTTCCGTACCAACGTCAACTTCCGCGAGTCGGAAGCGTTCCTCACGTTGGCCATGTCAGCCTTCTACGATGTGTTCGCCGAGGTTCCGACCTACGCCAACATTCGCACCGCTTACGGCAACGACATGGATAAGCGGGAGGAGTGGTCGAAGATTATCACCGAGGAGTTCGACCGTCTCCAGAAGCTGGACAAGGACTTCGACTACATCATGCAGCTCTCGCAGCGTGAGATGGTCCTTATTGGCAATGGTCCGCTAATCTTCGAAGACAGCTCCAACTGGCGATGCAAAGCCATCATGGCGACGGATCTTCTCGTCCCCGATGGCACCAAGTCCAACGTCAGCGATTGGAAGGTGGCTTGCGTCCGCACTCGCATGGGTGTCGATGATCTGTTCGAGAAGATCCAAGACGAGAAAGCTGCGACTGCTGCCGGTTGGAACGTGGACTACGTTCGCCAGCGTATCCGCGCTGCGATGCCCGAGCCGTACCGTTCCGGCGTTCAGTACGATTGGGAGTTCTTCCAACGTCAGCTCCGCTCGAACGACATCACCTTTAGCGCGCGGTCCGAGGTCGTGCTGATGTCGCACATCTTCTACAAGGAGTTCGATGGCCAGATCAGCCATGCCATCATCGATGAGCGGGACAGCGAGAACTTCATGTATCGGAAGCTGCGCCGCTACAAGCGGTGGGAGCAGATCATTCATCCGATGTATTACGACCGTGGTGATGGCGAGCATCACGGTGTGAAGGGTCTTGGCATCAAGATGCTTCAGGCGATGGAGCTGAAGAACCGGCTTCGTTGCTCGATGGTGGACAGTGCATTCGCTCGCACTCAGATCCTCTTCCGCCCCCTCAACCCGAACGCTCTCAGCAAGACAAGCGTCGTTCAGCAAGGACCGTATGCCATTCTCCCGCCAGACTACGAAGTCATTCAGCAGAACATTGCTGGCGTTCTGGACGCTCCTATGGCGGTCAACGCGGACCTTGAGAATGTTCTTCAGGGCAATCTCTCTCAGTATCGCCAATCGCTCAACAAACCGGCTGGCAACCCACGAACTGCGACTGAAATCCAAGCCATCGTGGCGCAGCAGTCAGCAATCGGTAAGACGCAGCTCAGTCGGTATTACAACCAGCTCGATTCCTTCTTCGAAGAGCGGTACAACCGAGCCTCCAATCCCAACCTGAACCCGATTACCAAGTCGGATAAGGATGCGATTGAGTTCCAGCGTCGTTGCGCCGAACGAGGCGTTCCAGTTCAAGCCATGCTTGATATCGACTTCGTGGAAGCGACTCGCACGGTCGGCCAAGGTTCTCAGTTCGCGAAGCAGCAGCTCCTTGGCTCTCTGCTCGGACTTCTCGGTTCTCTGCCAGAGGGTGGCAAAGTCAGCCTCTTGCGCGACTACATCGCCGCTCAGGTTGGTCAACAAATGGTGGACCGCTATCTGCCGACTCAGATCCAATCTTCGCGAGTTCAGGATCAGACCGCGCTGGCTGTTCTGGAGCATTCGTCGCTGCGCCAGGGTAACATGGCAATCGTCACGGATACGCAGAATCAAATCGCTCACATCGACACGCATCTTGCGGCGGCAAACGAGGCTGCGTCTTCAATTCAGCAGGGCGGCAATCCGCAGGAGATTATGCTCTTCCTGCAAGGTATTGGTCAGCACGTTCAGGATCATCTGGCTCGTCTCTCCACCGATCCTACTCGTCGTCCTCAGGTCGAAGCCTACGCGCAGCAGCTCCAGATGCTTGTCCAGACCGTTGAGCAGCTTGGTCAGATGCTGGCCGAGCAGCAGCAGGCAATGGCGCAGCAACAGCAGGCGATGGCTATCCAGCAGGGAGTCGATCCTCGCACTGCCGTGATGAATGCGGAAGTTCAGGCGAAAATCGCTCGCCAGAATGCCGAGACTATGGCCAACATTCAGCGTCAGAACACGAAGGCGATGGCCGACTTGGCTCGCCGGAATGCGAAGACTACCGCTGATATTCAGCGAGCGAATGCAACTGCCGAGTCCAACTTGGCGCGTCAGGGATAAGAATTATGGGAAACGAAGAAAACATCGTTCAGTTTATCGCCGACAACTTCCCGAAGATGGGCGGTTGGTGCGACCCGAAGAAAGGTTTGGAAATTGCCAAACTTGTTCTCGAAACCAAGCCGCAGCGTATCGCCGAAGTTGGCGTCTTCGAGGGCAAGTCAACGCTCGCTCTTGCTCAAGCCTGCAAGCTGAACGGAAGCGGAACCGTTTACGCCATCGACTCTTGGAAGAAAGAGGACTGCATCGACGACGAGACGAGTGCCAATCAGGAATGGTGGTCAACGCTCGATCTAAACAAGCATTACGAATCGTTCGTTGGTCATTGCGTCCGCGCGCAGGTCGTGAAGCACATCCAGTTCTGCCGCATGTCCTCATGGGATGCGTCGCGATTCCTGCCGGACATGGACATGGTTCACATCGATGCGAATCACGCCGAATGGCCGTCTACGAGCGATGTCGTCAACTGGCTTCCGAAGCTCAAGGTTGGCGGCTACATCGTGATGGACGATGTGAACTGGGAATCAACCCAGACTGCTCTCAAATTCGTTCTGAAACGCTGCGAATTTGTCTCGCGATTTGACCTGAGCGAGAGCGTTTTTGCCATCTATCGAAAACTGAAATAACCCCGTGCAAACGGTCGTTATCACGATGCGAGGTAGTTCTCGCATCCCGCGTCTACAAAGAAACCTAGATTCCGCCGGAATCACGGACTACCGCATTTTCTATGGCCTGAACGGCGCGAAGTCCGGTCTGAAAGCGAGCATTCCGTACGAGGTGGATGCTCCCGGCTCAGGCTACCTCATCTGCTCCAAGCACGTTGGATGCACGATGTCCCATTGGATGCTATGGAACGCGCTGGATTTCGATCCTTCCACGCCGGACATGGTGATGGTCTTAGAGGATGACATCCTGTTCCGTCCTCATTGGCGCGAAACAATCGAACGTGCGCTGACAAAGCTGCCCGAGGATTGGGATATTCTCTATCCTGGCTCCTGCTGCGCGCACGGGAAGCTCTCATGCGAGCTGGATTCCAATCTCTTCGAGGGAATGCCGCTTTGCACTCACTGCTACATCGTCCGAAAAAAGGCTCTCAAGACTCTCATCGAAACAAACGAAGAGGTCTTCGCCCCAATCGATTTGCAGATGTACTTCAAGAGCCGCCACCATCTGAAATGCTTCACAATTTTCCCGCGAGTTGCCGATCAAGAAGACTGTCCTTTGGCCGACTAAAATTATGGGTTCACCTTTCAATGGAGACACGTTCATCGAGCAGGAGTTTCTTTACCTCAAAGAACGCTTCGAGCTGACGACTGCTGTCGAAACCGGCACTCACGAAGCGGACACTACCGTTTGGTTGGCCAAGAACTTCATCAAGACTGTTTCGTGCGAGCTGAACCACGACTTGGTTGAGAGAGCTAAGGAGAAGTTCAAGCGAGAGAAGGTCTACGTCGAAATGTTCGAGGGCAGCAGCGATGCCTGCATGAACTGGTTCATTCCGCATCACGGAATTGGACATGATACAATCTTCTTCCTAGACGCTCATTGGAACGATTATCTCCCGCTGCTCGAAGAGCTTGAGGCAATCAACCGATACGATTTGCATCCGGTCATTGCTATTCACGATTTCAAGGAGCCGACAGGACAGCTTGGATACGACAGCTACAACGGCCACGACATCTGCCTCGGCTACATCAAGGAGAAGTTGGACGCGATTTACCGCGCCAAGACCCTGACGCAGAAGTACGGCTACAGCTTCTATTACAACCACCCCAGTCGATGCGTAGGCGCGCGTCGCGGAATCATCTACATCCTCCCGAACCGATGAAACTACAGCTCGAAAAGACGCCGTGCTTCATCGTCTCGAAGCCTGAAAGCGAGAAGGAAAGACGTTGCATCCGCTACATGAAGACATTCGGAATCGATGCGGTTCCGATGTATGGATTCAGGGCTGAGAACTGCGGCATCTCGACCGACTACTACCACACACGCGAGAAGGAGAAGGCGAAGGTCAAAACAATCGTCGCCGGACTCAGCCATTTCTCAGTCTGGTCGGCCATCAAATGGATGGTTGAGTCGAAGGTGACTGATCATCGGACGTTTCTGATTGTTGAGGACGACGTTGAGTTCACATGCGCCGATTGGAAGGCAAAGCTGGCCGACAATCTGGACTATCTGCCGAGCGACTGGCATGTCGTCTACATCGGAAGTTGCTGCGCCGACCCGATTGAAGACCACGGCTACATCGCGTCGAATCTTTACAAGCTGGTCCGAGGCATGTGTACGCATGCTTACCTTGTAAATTACGAAGGTGTCTGCAAACTCCTCGAAACGAATCAGAAGGTTTGGGGTCCAATCGACATCCAGATGCTGGTCGATTCGATGCCTAGGATGAACTTTTACGGGATTCTTCCGAGGCTTGCTACGCAGGAGAACACAAAATTGTATCCATAATGAAAGACATCATCCGAAGTCTGTCTCTTAAAGCTCTCAAACGATTCGCAAATGGCGGTGATGGTCAGGCCGATTTGCTCATGCAGATCGAGGATTTGCAGAAGACGCTTGAGATTCGAACCAAAGAAAACGAAGAGCATCTCACCGAGGTCCGCGAGGAGCGCGACCATTGGCTTGCTCAATACGACGAAATCAAATTCGCAGCCGAGTTTCTAATGAGCTACGCAAAGAACGACGTACCCAAGCTGGCCGAACAGTGCGACTGGGAGGTTGGCAAAATCACGCTTCCTGAGGAGGTTGGAACCTACTACTTCAACCCCGCAATCATTCAGGAACCGAGCGGTCAGATCCTGCTTTTCGCCCGACGCTGCCGCAACAAGCGCGAGAAGGATGAGGACGTTTACCTTGAGAAGAACGACATCGTTGTCTTCGAGCTGACCAAGGATCTTGGAGCCATCAAGAAGGCGTTGCTGACACTTACCTCGCACATGCCGGGAGAGCAGTTCGAAGATCCGCGAGTGGTCAAATTCGGCGACAAGTACGGACTAAGCTGCTGCACGTTCGTCCCATTCAAGAGCTACGCGCATCAGGCAATGTTCGTCTTGGACAAGCAGTTCCTGAATGTCGCTCGATTCGATCCGATCTACGGCAACAACTACGCGCAGGCGATGGTGAACGATGGCCATGAGAAGAACTGGCTCTACTTCGTCCACGATAACACGCCACACATGGTGTATTCGGCCAATCCTCATGTCGTAGTGCGCCTTAATGGGCGTCTTGAGAAGGAAGCGGAGTATGTCACCGACGAGTTCAATCCGCTCTGGAAGTTTGGCGAGGTGCGCGGCGGCTCGAATCCCATTCTGGTCGATGGCTTGTACTGGACCTTCTTCCACAGCTCGCTGCCGTGGATAAATAAGAAGCGTCGCTACTACATGGGAGCTTACGCATTCGAGGCTAAGGCTCCATTCCGCATCGTCCGCATGACGACGCTGCCACTTCTCACCGGCACAAATCAGCAGGACTGGTGGCCGGGATTGCCTGCGGTCGTATTCCCGTGCGGAGCGTTCTACGACAGCGCGAAGAATCATTTCGTCGTCTCATACGGCATCAACGACGTTGATTGCGGCTACATCAAGCTACCATTGGCCGACATGCTGGAGGTGACGAAGGTGATTAGACCCAAGCGAGATGTCGTTACACCTGAGAAACCGATCAAGCTAGACGACGTTCTCGACCCGATTCCACAGAGGCATAAACTGAAACGAAACAAGAAAACAAAGTATGATAAATTGGCTGAAAGGCTCAACGAAGACCCAGAAATCGGACCTGAAGAATCTGCCTGAGGTAAATATGGCGGACTGGATGACAAGCGGTGAGAGTGCTGAATTCTCAAAGCTGTTACAGACTCCGCTCTTACGCATGGCAATCCGCATCGTTGCTGAATCCATGCCGGTGCCGATGCCGTCTCATGGAGCGAAGGAATCGGACATCATTTTCGCTGCCGGTGTAACCGCTGGCTACGCGCATTGTCTTGAAAACCTTCGAAAATTGTCGGTGAATGAAACAACTAAGGAACCTGAAGCAACCTTCGAAAAGCAATACTAACAAATTATGGACGAACCACTGAATTCCCCGCTGACAAATCCGGCGTCGCAACCTGACTTTGGCAACTCGATTCTCGACGCATTCAACCGCATGGGAGCCGAAGCCGATGAAGGCGTATCGACTCCGGTTACCGAGGAGCCTAAGCCTGCCAAGAAGGCAGCTACGCCAGCCGCCGAAACGGCCAAGCCAAGCAGCAAATCCGAGAAGGACATCGAGCGTTTGTTCGGTTCTTCGAAGAAGCAGGCTACCGCCGCCGCCGAGGCTCCGACTTCTACGGACGCTGATTCCGATATTCCCGAGACGATCAAGTCCACGAAAGCCGCTGATGCGTTCCGCAAGATCAAGGAGGAGAAGGCGCAACTTGCGAAGCAATTGGACGAGCTGAAAGCTGGTAAGACCACCAATCCTAACTTCGAAGCGCAGCTCAAGACCTTGCAGGAGGAGCGTGACGCGCTTTCTGAGCGTGTTCGATTGCTGGACATCGAGCGTCACCCTGAGTTCGTTAAGAAGTACGAGGGCAAGATTAATAGCGTCTTCGAATCGGTGAAGGGTCTTGTCGGCACCGATGGAGAACGACTTGTTGGCCTACTCAAGTCGCCTGAGAGCGACTACCGCAACTCGCAGATCGATGACATCGTTGAAGGTCTTTCGCCATCCAAGAAAGCCAAGCTCGGCGCGCTAATCGTTCGCTACGACGAGATTAACGGCGAGAAGGCGGCGGAGATGTCCGAGGCTAAGTCCGATTACGACGCCATCATCTCGAAGTATCAGCAGGACAACGAGCAAGGTACGAAGGCTGCATTGGAGTCGGCCAGTAAGACCTGGGCTAAGGTAAGCGAGAATGCTCGCGCACTTGAAATCTTCGAGCCGCGTGAGGGCGATGAAGAATGGAATGGCGAGCTGAACCAGCGTCTCAGCCTCGCGCAGCAGATCTTCAATGGCGAGAACAGCGAAGAAGACCTCGCTAAGGCTGCTCTTTGGGCTGCTGCCGCGCCGAAATACCGCGAGCTTCTCTATTCTCAGGTCGAGGTAAACAAACGCCTGCAAGCGGAACTAGCGAAGTATCGTGGCAGCGAGCCAGGAGTCAGTTCGAAGGCGACGAATCCTGGCTTCAAGTCGGCCAATGTTAACAACGCCAAGAGCGAGGACTTCGTTGCGAGCGTTCTGAAATCGTTAGGACGCTGAAACAATTATCCCCCGATGGTTTCGAAGCCACCGGGGGATTTTCGTTTATTTACGATAAGGTCCGCTTCCGCTTGGAACCGGCCTAGGCTGAGGCCGAATAGGCGGCTTCGGCGGCGGCGACTGTTTGTAAGGTCCGCTTCCGCTAGGTCGTGAGACTGACGGCGAACCGCGATATGGTGCGTTATAGCTCATATTTTTTCCTTCTTCTTCCGCATCCTATGCTGGTAACCAATCTTCTGGAAGCTGGTTTTCTCGCGCTTGAATCGAGCTTTTTCCGCGCTACTCATCTCACCAAGAGTCTTCGGAGTCTTCTCGCTGATGCGCTTTGTCGGCCTGCAAGCGGGATATCCGGCGCGCTCCTCACCTTCCTGACGACCGCACGGTTTTCCGGTCTTGATGTCCACCCATTTCTCGGCGAACCAGCGGTCTAGTCCTCCTCTAGCCTTATTACCTGACATCGGCAACCTTGTATTTACCTCCGCGCTTCTTGTACTCGCGGACGAGCCAACCATTGGCGTACGCACTTGGATAAACGTCGAACTTGCTCTTGGCCAACGCCTTCATCTTGCTGTAAAGCGACTTGTTCGTTGGGACGTTCTTTTTCATTCCTTCGGCAGTGCATACCAACCCTCATGGATGGTAATTCGGTTCTTACTACGCACCGTTTTGCCGCTGGCGTCAACAGTCCAAACTCGCGCCTCAACGCTCTCAGCGAGGCGTACAGGCTCACCGTGGGGGACGTAAATCACCCGGCTCGCGCAGCTCACGCTCATGCTCATCAATGCGAGCAAGAAGGTTGCGCTTAAGATCAGGTTGTTTCTTGGCGTCTTCACTTGAGACATCCTCCTTGGTCAGCGCATGAAGCCAGATGACCAGCTTCATCACCAAGTCGGCCAAAAAGTTCATTCGGTCTTCGGAGCGTCAGACTTCGCAGCCTTCTTGTTATTGAAGATCGACCAAGCGACGCCGATGATGCTCACGGTGGCACCGGCAAGTTCGGCGACCTGATCGGCACTAGCCAGACCTTTGGCGACGAGGAAACCACCAGCGGCGGAGAGAAGATGACGGATGAGAGAGGTAAGATTGGGGTTCATTTGAGCTTTCGATACAGGTCGATGGCTTTGGACAAGCAGACAATAAAAGCAGTGACGGCACCGAACGCGAGCGATGCCGTCTTAAGATTCGGGTCTGAAAAAACCGCGTTCCCGAGTATTCCAATGACTGGCCCACTCGCTGCCGCAAGCATGTCTCGCATGAAGTGGGATTCAGTCATGGTCTAAACTATCAGCTCAGAGCAACCCTGAGGGAGTTTTCGTTGGAGTCAATGAACGGTACGCCAATGACTCGGCCATCTCCGTAGATGCTCGCAACCACCTGGGTCGGGTCATCCTGCGGAATGACATCGGCGGTGCTGACCACCATGTCACCGGCAATGACGTTGGGGTTGACCTCAATGGGCGGCTCGAAGGTGATGGTTTCGACCGGCGCGGTTTCGATTGTGGTTTCGGTTTCCATAACTTCTTAGGCAGCAACGGTGTAGAGGATGGTGAACTGGAGCGTGGCGGTGCTGTTGGAGTTAACCCACAGATTGCCGGTGGTGCTGAACGGCGTCGCCAACGTGAGCTTCTGTCGGCCACTCACCACGCTCGCACCGTTTACGATCTGGGTGCCAGCGGAGGCGTTGCCGATGCTCACCGTAGCCGAGCCGGTCGAGTTGCAGATGATGTCCTCGATAACCGCATTGGTCGGGATGGCCAGCGTCCCAAGCATCTGCTGGTTGCCATTGGTGTTGGTCGTCGCGTAAAGCACCGCAACCCGTTTCGGCTGCGAGAACTCGACACCGTTGAACAGCGTTCCGTGCAGCGCGTTGGTCGAGCGGTCGGTGGCTTGGTAGCCAGCACCCACGGTGAAATCCAGATCGACGATTGCGCCGATGCGGGTGAAGGTGACGTTATCAATCCAGATTGAACCATTCAACGCCCCAGCCAATCGGCTTATAGTAAATATATTTCCTCCGCCGCTTTCAGTCACAAACTCCAACACTCTTTCTTGCCAACTAGCGTTGTCCAAAACAGCACCCAATGGCGAGAAAAGCGAAGCACCAACATTAACCGCCAACCTGCCACTGGTTGCTGTCGATCTTGCAAAACAGGATACACGATAGCGTTTGTTTCTTGCAAAAGTTGCAGTTGCAGACTGAATGCTTACAGAACTTCCGCTAACATCCAAATCAAACCGGCATGATGCGGTTCCAGCATAGAAGATTGATGTATCGCGATTGATCGTAGAAGTGCCGCTGGTTACTTCAGCCCAATCAGCAAACACATCAGCACCGCCGCCTCCAGCGGTTTCAAAACCACCGTTCAAAGTGCTTGCATTGATAATATCCGTCTGCGTCCCCCACTGATCCGCCGGATTCACGCCGAGTGTGATAAGCTCGGTGACATCAGAAGCGGACAGTGCGCGGTTGAAGACGACTGAGCGGTAAACCCTCTTATCGAAGACTTGAGAAGCCGTAAAGTAGCCACCGACTCTAAGATTCGCTGCTGCGCTGAGACTGATATTTCCAGTCGTGTTTGTGAGTGTGTATGCAGAACCGTTGACGTAGACAGAAAATACACCAGCACTACGCACCAAAACAAAATCAACAATTTGTCCAGCAAATGCAGCCCCAGTAAATCCAGTGATGGTTGCATTGGAGGCAACCCCTCCAATTGTCTTATCCAAGCCGTAAGCACCCGAAGATGTTGTCAGTCCAAAGTAGTTGTTTGCGTCTTCTACTACCGAAAATACGGCTTTAGCCGTTGTCTGTGAAATTTTGAACCGACACCAGATTGAAAAGTCGCCCGTTCCAATGGATTGCCCCGTCAGCGTCGAGGAGATTCGCGTACTCGCCGTCGCCCCATCGAAGTTTACAGCAGCGTAGTCGCTCGCGGCGGCGCGGATGGCGGAGGGGGTGTCACCATTACGCGCGGCAAAGGTTCCGCTCAGCACCAAATTGACGAGCGTCATCGTGTCGGTCGAGGGATTGTACGTCATCCCCGCGTCACCAGCGATGGCGGTTCCGTTGTTGAACAGCACCTGATTCGTAGACCCAGGTAGGCCAGAACCACCGCCTAGAGCTGCGTACAGCTCGGTAAAGTTGCTGTTCGTGTACTGGAATGCCGTCCGCAGCGGACTCCCCGTTCCGTCGTTGGCTGAGGCTCCGACATTGATCGTTTGCTGTGCCATAGTATGAGGTGTTTCCTAAACCGTTGTTAAAATTGAGTCTGATCCGCAGTGATTGTCGTCACATCGGCGGTAATCGATGTCAGATCCGCCGTCAGCGGAAATCCGACCGAACCGCCGCTAGAGTCAGAAATGCGGTTCAAAAGCGCAAGCTCAAGCAGATCCATCTCCCACGGAGAACGGCACCCGGTTGCAGCAACTTCCGCAATTAGCTGAGCGGCTTCCGCGCAGGTGATGGATGATTCTTCGGCCATGTTATTGGTTCACGATGATAAACCACGCTGTTCCGTTGCTGATGAATTCAACCCTCGCCCATTGAGCGGTCAAAACATAAGTCGCGGCACCTTCAATCGTCTCGGCACCAAACGGATCGACAGTCACATTGTTCGCGCCAGCATTCACACGCTTCACGAAAAAGATCCGACCATTGGCCGTCGCAGCCGGTGGAAGCGAAACCGTAATCGCTCCCGATGTCGAATTTGCAAGAATCGCGAAATCACTCGACACAATCGCCGTTGACGCCGTCACCGAACGAACAGTTCCAAATGACGCCGCATTCTGCGCCGCCGTTCCGGTTCCATCGGCAATGCGATTGAGAAGTGCCAGCTTGGCCATCTCACGCTCCCACGGCGAGCGACACCCAAGAGGTTGAACCTCGCTCAGCAGCGTTGCCGTTTCAGCACATGTAATGTCGGACATACGCTTTTATCTTTTTGAATTAGGCCATCGGACCGCGTCCGCGCTGCATCACCTCAGCAATGAAACCGCCGCCGCCGGAAGCTTCCTCCTCCTCGTATTCCTCGCCCTCCTCCTCCCCGCCACGCTCGGCCATCTTCTTGCCCTTCGACTTCTTCTCGTAGCCGGGAATAGCCATGCCATCAATCTCGATGAACTCGGCCTTACCGTTCTTACCGAGGACAATCGTCGCCATCGTCTGGAACGCTTCGCCTTCCTTCAAATTCTCGGGAATCTCAACGCCTTCGGGGAGAGTAAAACTCGGCATACGGGGAGCATCAGATTATGGGGTGCGATGTCAAGGCATTACCGACTGTGGAACCTTGTCGCTCTTAATGAGATTCTCCAACGCTTCCAACGGCTGGAGATTGGTCCAATGACTCAAGCCTTTTACCTCATCAGAAGTACGACCGCTGGCCAACGGTATGCGATGATCAACATGCCAGTGCGAGCCGTAATTATCCCAAGTCATTCCGGGCTTAAACTGCCTTTCCAAATGCTCACGCAGGAAATCTGGAGTGCAGCCGACAATCTCGAAGGTAGATCCACGACGAGTCTTCTTGCTTCCGAGATATGCACGGATCGAGCCGCGAATCGCATCCTTCAGTCGAAACATAGGATCTGATCGACGCTTCTCGCGGAGCTTTTCTGTCAACTTTGCGCGATGAACTTTTCCGTACTTTCTGGCCCACGCTCTTGCTTTCTCGCGATTCGCGGCGCGGTACTCGTTCTTTTGTTTCTTCAGATGCTCGGCGTTTTCCTTTTGGTACTTTTTGTGAAGCTCACGAATCTTGTCCCTGTTGTTCGCGTAATATCCCCTAGCCGCTGCTTTGTAATACTCCGCATTCTTGAGATACTTCTCAGCCTGCTTCACGCGGATTTTCTCAGCGTTGTCGGCTGTGTACTTGGCCAACCTCTCCTTATCAGCGGCCATCTTCTCGGCGAAACGCTCGGGCGTTAGCCACTGATACCGCTTGTTTCCCTGCGGATCTTTCCAGGTGTAACCCCAGCAGACCATTCCATCCGATTCGCGTACGTCGCCACGTTTTGGTTCGTCTTGCTCCATGCGATGTAAAAATAGACGCATCGACTGAACATGGCAACAAAAAATCCGCAAGCCTTTCGACCTGCGGATTCTCGCGTATTTACTGGGCTTTTCAGCTACAAATGATCTGAGACAAAGCTCCGGTGCAACGACGGAAGATGATAGTCATTCCTTGATTGGTGAACACTGGCTCCACGGCATGAACGAACTCAGCGTAGTGCTGACCCTTCTTCTCCAGAGGATCGGCGCAATCCACATCGAGCTTGTAGGCACCAGTCACCCACTGCCATTCGCCCATGTAGTTGGTCGGCTGCCAGCTCAAGTCGCCAACACGGTTCACCGGGCGAACGATATGGCTCTTGATGACGTACGGAGTCGGGATGAACGCACCTTCGTACAAGGCGGTCGTCCAGCTCGGGTTAACGCTGAACACAGTACCCTTCGTTCCGCTGGTGCTGGTGAAGGGCTGGATGAGCGTGTACTTGCCGCCAGCGTAGCTGAAGCGGGGCGGGAACAGGTTCGGGATATGGCGGAAGTTCTTGATGACCCGATTCGCGCCAATCCGCTTGAGCAGCTCAGCACCCGGACCAGAACCCATATCGGCAAAGCGCAGATCCTCGCGCAGCGCGGCGTTGTTCTGAGCGATGCGCTGGCTGGCCTCCATGCCGATGTACAACGGAAACACCGGACCGTCGCTGGAGAAGCTGATGAAACCAGAGCTATCAGGATTCGTCGCGCCATTGCGGATCAGCGTGGCGGCGGCAACATCGAGCATCTCCTGCGTCAGCTCGGAGGTGGCCTGATTCAAAGCCTGACCAACGGAGCCGGTCTGAATCCAGGGCAACTCGTTCACACCGCTCGGAATCGTCTCCACCTGAGTGAAGGACGAGTCGGCCACCGCCTTGATGGCGTACTTGGCGAACATGTTCTGGTAGCGAGTCTCCCACGAACGCTGCGCGCGGATCGAGAGCTTCTCAAGATACACACGCAAGAACGCCTCGACGCGATGATCAAAGGTCAGATCATCCTTACACAGGAGCGGACCTTTGAGAGCGAAACGCTCAGGCCCCCAGGTGACAGCGTTGTAGCCGACCGGAACGTCATTGTAGGTGACATCGCAAGCACCACCGTTATCGCCGGGATTACCGCTGGCGAGGGTGATAGCAGACCACTCCTCAGCCGCAGTCGGCTCGATGGAAGTGGTGGTGAACGAGGTCTGGGTCAGACCCGTACCCTGAGGATACTCGCCGCGCTCAATGAGGTTGAGCCACATCGAACGGTACGAGGCGCGTTTGTAAACGTCCTGCGCGAGCGACTCAGTCGCAACGGCAAAGGCGTTAAAGACATTGGGACAAGACATATTCTAACAAAATTAAACCGACGTTAAACCGCCATTCCGTAGGCCATCTATTCCACCACACAGTGGATGATTATCCTACCTTCTCACCGATGCGGAGCGTCATTGCCGCTTAGACAGTTTTGCGATGGCTGACCAAGCCGCCGCCTTGCTTAAGGTCGATGAGCGGACTGACGCATATGAATGGCCGCAATGTCAATCAGAATAGTGGATGATCGGGAATCTCGTCCGTTAGTTCCGACTGCTCCGCCATGTAGCTCTTGTACCCGCAGAGTAGGCCAAGTTTATGTGGCTGGATGATCTGCTCTCTGGCGATGAAGCCTCTGAATGTGTACGGACCGGGGAAACTTCCGGTCATTAGAGCGTAGAAATCCACTCCGTCTGTCTTCTTCCCCTTGCGCGCATCGACCAGCAGCTTTCCAGTCTCGTACTTGGTCGTTTTGACATCGATGCGGAATCCCGGCGGAGGCGGGATGACCGCGTCGTAAAGCGGATGTGGAGGCTCGCGGTCGGTATCCAGATCGGGATACACATTGAAGAGCTTGCAGAACGCTATCTCACCGCACATTCCCTCCAGATCCACAGTCGCAGCGTCGTCCAAGCTGATCTTCAGATTTGTCACGTTGAACGAGCGATTGCTGCCGTTTCGATTCTTGGCGATGAAGTGGGCCAACTTCCTCTCGGCGGCGGTTAAAGAGACAGTTTGACCAATTTTGATTTTGTTTAGCATGGTCAAAAAGTCGGAAAATTTTTGAGGGGGGTATCGTAAACGAAGCCCACCCGCAAAGGGGGTGCCAGGTTCCCCCTCATAATTTGTGCCAATCCTAGGAAAAACAATCCTTTTTTATCATTAGTCAACCTTATCCTGTCCATTAGTCGCCTAGCGTCGCACAATCACTGTTATGTTCACTCTTTCGGCTGTTCGCTTGTGACGTTCAATTCAACCGATCGGTCAGGCATTGAACCGAGTAAATTGATTGAAACGCTGGCTTGCTCTCCCGTTTCGCTCCAGCCGAATGTCAGCGCGCTACGTTTCGCAACACTTGCAAGGATCGTTTCGCGCAATCCTTCATCCTTCAATCCTTCCAAGTCATACGTTTCGATCCTTTCCAAGGTGCTGGCAGCATCTGCGGCGAGCTTGCTTCGAACCAAAGCGGAGAGAGCTTCTAAGCTCTTTTCTGTCTTTACAGAAATTTCAGAAGGAAATTCAGCTTTCATCTCCTTTCTTACTTTCGTGACACCCTCAAGGCTAGCACGTTTGCAAAGTGTCGTTTTGTTCACCTTTAACTTGTCTGCAATTGCGTCCCATTCCATTCCCGCAAGGTACAGGCTACAGGCTTTCTGCCAGACTTCCTTCGGCATTCTCATTTCCGACACCGTACGGACTGGCAAGGAATCCCGCAAGGAATCGGATTTCTAGATCTAGACACTGTCTAGTTGCCCTCCGTTTTCCCTCGTTTTCCTAAGGAAATCCCCTCGTTTTCCCTTCCATTAAAACTTTTTCAAACTTTTTCTTTGACGTTTTCCACCCTCCACCCTAGTCTGTCCTCACCAATGAAATCCGCGCTTCAAAAACTCCTCTCCTTCCTTGCCATTGCCATTGCCTACGTTGCCTTGGGCTTCGCCTTTTTCTTCGTTTTCTTCGCTTCCCAGTTCTAACCCTCAATCCAAAATCCCATGAATTTAATCCAAACCGCCAGAAAACATATCGGCAACGGTGCAGCGATGGAATCATCGGCCCGCCTCAACCTTGCCGATGCAATTCGCCATCATGACGAAGGAAACTACCAAAGAGCTTATTTCTACGCTCTCAAGTCTCTCGGTTATTCCATCGGCATCATGCATCCAGACTATCGGAAAGCGTGGGCAACGGTTCACGGTTCAGAACCGTCCAGACTTGTTACCGCGCTGGACTACATCGAAGCAACGGAAGGCGACGAAGGAAACTATCTGGCTTGAATGCCGAACAACTGGCTTTCGGAAACGGAAGCCAGCATTCGTCAGTCAAAATCCAATCAATCCAAAATCCAATGAAGCCAGTCTGCTACCTCGCCCCGCAATCGAAACTCCGCCGAACCTATCGGGGAATCAATCAATCGTCCCATTACGTTTCCGGCAATTCTCCGGAGCCGGTCAAGGCATGGGCGAAGTCTTTAGAGCCGGGGCAGTTGCACGTTGAATTGTTCAACGGCGAAGTCTTAACCGTTCCGACCGGCAAGGGGTTTATTCTTTCCGTTCGCGAAGTCGAAACTCCGGCAATCCTTGCGCGCTAATCCCATCCCATCCCATCCCATCCCATGAACATCACGAAAAACACACTTGGAAAGACTCACGTTTCCCGTTCCTATCCTTGGGGACTTCATCCCCGGAACGGCCATCGGCTCCTTTGCTCTGATGGCGTCATTCGTGCCGCTGAAATGGCCGAAACTGCGGACACATATTTCAGCATCCCCGCTTCGGTTCGAATCAACGGGAAGCGCATTTCAGGTTACGCAACATGTGAGCGTGACGCGAAATGCCAGCATGAAGTCTGGGCATTTCGGCACCACACGAATCAGGATGCCCCGCTTCCGAAATGGCCGTCCTCGCATGAACCAGAGCATGAAGTTCTGATTTCCAAGGCCGTCGCCTGATTCCCCGCGCGAGGTTATGGGAAACCGTAGCCTCCGGCGGGTAATCAAGCCCGAATCAAAAGCATAAAATCCCATGAAGCAAACCATTACCGAGTACCAATTCATCGAAGCATTCCGCCACGCTGGCCGCGAAACTCAATTCAGCGTCAACGCTCGTCGCGCCTTATTCGCGCATTTGGAAGACTACGAAAAGTCAACCTGCTTTGAACTTGAACTTGACCCAATCGGCATTTGCTGCGAATTCGCCGAACATCCCTCAGCAATCTCCGCGTCCAAGGAATATGGCCAGAATTTCGACAATGAATCCGACGCGATTGACTGGTTACGGGAGCAAACCCAAGTCGTCGAATTCCAAAGCGGAATCGTCATTCAGTTGTTCTAACCTATCCCCGCGCATCCATGAAACCCATCGAATTTGAATTGCTTACGGCATTAGAAGATGCGGAGTTTTTGCTCCGCAAGGTATCAATCAATCCGCGAGAGATAGTCTTCATGTTAGATAGTCTTAAACGCTGCGCGGCTGACGCGCGCGAGATAATCGAGAGAGCGAAGCGGACAGAATGACCTATCCTACGCGCGCACCCATGAAAGCCACAGCAATCATCCGCGACATGTCCGACCAATTTTGGAATGGTTTTGGCGATTCCATTCCCGCGTTTCTAAGTCGGTCGGCTCTTTCTCAATTTCAGCGTGTCGAAATTTTGACGCATGAAATGCCGCGCAATGTCTCGCTCAAAATCGGCAACGGATCATTCCGGGACAAGGTCGAATGGAATCAGCTTTTCCGCGATTCACGCGACAAAATCAGCGCGACAATTGAGCCGCGCAAAGGCTACAAGCTAATTACCTTCGAATTGAGCCGCTAATTCCCCGCGCATCCATGAACTACTACGTCATGCAAACCTCTCTCGCGAGAGGCTCGAAACCTCAGCTTGTGCATTGGGCGAAAACCCAAGATGACGCTATCGCCTATGCGCGCCAGCAATTAGACCTTTGGCGCGAGACTGGCGTTGCCAATCCTCCGCGTTACACGGTCCACTATTCAGGCCAGACAACCTTGCAACCTCTTTGGGACAGTCTGGACTGATTAGATCGACCCATCCTACGCGCGCCACCGGGCAACTGGTGACGCGAAAGGGTAGGCCACCTATCCGCAACCAATCCGAATCCATGAACAAAAACGAAGTCCTAATCCAACTCCCCGCCGATCCTCAGTATTGGGGCAGCACCGCCAACGAGGTTGACGATTTGCCAAACATCCTCGACCGGATGGAATCCATGATCCGCGCTGAATTCGGCGCGCGCCTTGACCTTGCTTTCGAGCGGACGCAAACCCCACGCGGCGGAGGCGTTCATTCCATCCACGAAGACTCCGCGCAGGAAGTCTGGAATTGGATTGCCGACAACTGGACTGCCGCTCTTTAAAACCCTACGCGCGCGAAATTATGAGATACAAAATCCAATTAGAAACGCCAAACGGCTGGTCAAACCTCCGCGAATCGAGCGACGGCGGACCTTATAAAACCTGCTTCTACCCGACGCGCATGGATGCCGTCGGCGCAGTTGAGGAATTCGCAGAACTATTGGAATCCACTCGCATCGTCCCCGCAAACGTCCCCGAAACCGAAAACATCTACGCATGAACAACCAAGAGCCGAACAAAGGAATGAGCGTTGAAGAAGCAAAGCTGTACCTCGAAAAGAGACAGGAAGAAACCTGCCTTGGTTATTCTTGGGCGCAAATTGCAGCAATGCAAAGGAGCGGAAAGCTCAAATTGAATCCCGCGAAAGCTAGAGCAAAAGGAAGGCCGTGTATCCGTTGCGGAAAGCCAAGCGGAAGCGTTGGGCTAATTCCCCAATGCAAACGTTGTTTGAAGAGCCACTAGAAAACTACCGCGCGCGAAATTATGAATCCATTAAACCAATTCACCCCCGGACCTTGGCGTCTTGGACTTCAGCCCGGACCAATCATTTACGGACCGCTTGGTGAGCAGATAGCTGGACTTCGTGGCTCATCGTTAGGATACGAAGAAACCGTGGCCAATGCTCGCCTTATCGCCGCAGCCCCGGATCTTCTCCTCGCGCTTGAACGACTGGTTCACCCAATGGCCGACGATGAGGATCTAAGCTATGCGCGCGATTGTATCGCCAACGCGAGAGGGAAATGAGCATGAGTACGATTGAGATTTTATGCGAGATGGTGCGCCTGCATGATCTTGGCATCAGACCGCAGGTTGTGCGCGGAATGTGGCGCGAGGAGCAGGAATGGGGGTTTGCGATTGAGCAGGCTCGCCAGCGTGTGAGCGAGTGGAACAAACTCATCGAGGAACTTAAATCGAACGAATAAACCGTCAGAACGCATCAAATCATGCATCCACTCCTTCTATCCGCTCTCATCCAGATCGAATCCGGCGGCAACGACCTAGCCAAAGGCCGTCATGGCGAGCTTGGCGCGTTGCAAATCCGCGCAATCCTCGTGCGCGACGTGAACCGAATCATGGGAACACACTACGTTCACTCGCAGGTAACCAACCGCGCAACCGCGACGTTTATCGCCAACGCCTATCTCAGCCACTACGGCAAAAACCTCAGCGACGAATCTTTAGCTCGCATCTGGCAAGGTGGGCCAAAAGGAGCTAAGAAATCCTCCACGCGCGCCTATGGCCGACGGGTCATGCGCGAACTTCACCGGCAGCAGGATATTTCACTCGCAGGTACAAACGAAACTCGCAGGTAAAAATATGAAACTAACCATTCAGTCAAAAGCCAACGCCCAAACGATCATCGACCTGTTCAATGCAATCATCAACGGCGAGGTGCAGGAACACGGCGCGCAACCGCTGAGCATCTACGACGACGACAAGCACATCTGCTCAATCGTCGCAGCGAACGGAGAGCAGATTCTCGAACTGATCATCGAGCGTGAGGACGGGGACAGGATCATGCCGCGCTTTGAGGGAAACCCTGACTTGGAGACGCTATGATCGACCGCGAAACATTTTACCAAAGCCTTTCCGAAACAGCCCTTGTTCAGGCTAGCACCATGCCGCTTAAGGAACTGATCGAAAAACTCGAATCACTCGCGTACCTGATGCATTCGCCCGTACTTCGCGAGGCCGCGAACCGACTTCGCAACGCATCCTGCGCGGCGACTATCCTTGAGGACTCGCTTTTCTACGCGCGGATGTACCGCGACACGACGGCGGACGGCGACAATCGCCGCAGAATGCTCATCGACGATGCGGAGACGGTCGTTTCCCTGATCCGAACCGGAGGATGCGAATGAGATGCGACTACGATCCGTTTGAACTCCTCACCGGCACCGAGTATCGCGTCTGCAAGCTCATCGCAGAGCGGCAGATGCAGGGCATTGAGAAGTACGGCACGACCGTGCAGGCCAATCCGCTGACCCTTCGCGACTGGTTGCAGCATGCGCTGGAGGAGTCGCTCGACCATGCCATCTATCTGCAGCGAGCGATTGAGGAATTGGATAAACAGGAAGGAAAGGTAGGCCAATGAGCCGCAATCTCTTCGCGCCGACGCGCTACAAGGTCCAGATCAGCGGCGCGATTGGCTGGGCCGACCTGAAGCAGCGGACGGTCAGTTACGAGACGGTTATCTTCGCCACGCGCAAGGAGGCGGAGCAAGCGGCCAAAGACCTCAACCCCAACGAGTACACGCAAGGAAGACTTCGCGTCGTGCCGAAGGACATGCCCGAGGATTACGATGTTTATCCCATACCTGAGCGGACGAAGGCTAACCCATGAGAAGAACTATCCGAGAACTTCTGTCCGATATCGACCCAGACCTCCTGCTGATGGACGGCTTCGACGACTGCATCATCGGAGTCTGCGAATCGTTCGGCGGCATTCCGGTCGTCGCCTACGACTACGAAAAGGTCATCGCCAATCTGGAGTCGCAGGGCATGACCTACGAGGAAG